CATTCCACCAATAGTTCCACCACCGGTTATACCCCACCGAACGTTTGCAGGATTCAAATAACCAGACTGCGTTCCTGGCTGATATTTTTCAGCATATAGGTATAAAAGATTTCCCAATATAATAAAGTTTCTGTATTTAAAATATTGACTAGCTACATAGAATTGGCTTTGAGATTCGTTAAACGGATATCCATAAGGAACTGAATTAGTTGATAGCTCGATTGCCTGCTCTGGTATATTTTCTATTATTTTTGCAGAATATCTTTCGCCTTGATCAGAATCTCTGTATTCCCATTCTTGATATCTATTTCTTTGAGTTTGAAATTCATAAAATTCCCATGTATTTTCGTCAAGACCTAAAGTCGATACATCAGAAAATAACGACAGTTGCTCTTCGGCTCTTGGTATACCCAATAGTGAATTTGATACAGCTGATGTTGCTGGAAATTGTTCAGTAATAGGTACAGCTTTTTCGTTATTAACTACGACTGAAGTTGCATTAACCGACAATTGAGCTTCATCAAAAAAAGTCTTTTCTTCAGTGAATAGAGGATTAAAGGCAGTGTCTTGTAACTCTTGAGAGCTATCAGTATCAAACAAAGGAACTGTAGATTCTACTAATTGCGCGGGTTTTCTATCAAATCCAATCTTAACTTTATTGATAGCATTATATTCCCTATCAAATAGAAAATAATCAAAAGCTGCATTTAAACCAGTTTCTCCAAATACTACTGATTTAATTGCTGAAGATAATGTTACTTCTACAATATCATTTTCAACTTTTACAGACTCTACCTTTACCAAGTCTGTATCAGAAAGAGGATACTTTCTTTCAGAAAAGTCATCGGTATTGGTTGACTCAGAGCCAACTCGAGTGAGAGCATATATATAGTCGCCCTCTTTTATTGCAGAATCTAATGTAGTTGCTACAGACTCGGTGCCATCAAACGGGGCATAGTTATAATCTTTAGAAATCGCATTGAAATATAACTTATTGCCGTAGGTGCCATTCGAATCTCTATCAAGAACGTCCGCATTTGGTGTGAAAATATATTGTCCCATAAAGTTTCCATGTCATTATTGTTCTTCCCATGTCAAACTCACTGCAACTCTAGGTGAGGCTCCTCCATTGGCTCCAGGTAGAGCCTCTTGGAATTGAGCACCTATAAATAAGTTATCAGGTATATTTGTTAATGGAAATGAAATATAGTCTTTGTTATAATCAAAGTAAGGTTGTAAATCAAAATAATCACTACCATCTTTTAAGAAGAATGAAGCTACCTTTGATCCTGTACCTGGTATCGGCCTCCGAGTTTCATTAACAATTTGTATAGAACTTAGTCTTTCAATCTGAGTAACATCTGCATCAATTAGTGAAGCAGCTGCTTTAGATTTAACTTTTCCTTTTTCGCTTGAGTCAATTGCGTCTGCAGTCTGACCACTAATACCCGATCCAAATCCTGCAGTTTCACCTTCTGCTGCTCCTAATTCATTAAAGTATTGATACGCATGTGTAAAGTAACTACCCTCTTTAAAGAATGCGTCTCCAGTATAACTATCAGATGGTATGAAATCATATATGGGAGAGTTTTTAGTTGACCCTAGTTTTACAACCTCCATTTTTCCAAATAAGGTAAAGTCACTAGTTTTATTTGTTACTCTTGCCCACCCATAAAAATTATCTCCAACTTTAGCTCCTGCGTAATATGGCCCTGCATTTGTATCACCTGGGAGTATTGTACCTGTAAGATTATTATTATTTGGTGATACATTACTAAATGAAAGTCTAGTAGGTAATCCTGAGCCGGCCAACTTTAAAGCTTCATCTGAAGTTCCAGTAAATTTAATATCATTATATCTTTTTTTACCTGTTATCACTGTGGGGTTTTCATCTGCATCAAATATATCAAATATAGTATTTGATTGGAATAAAACATTCTTTTGTAAAGTAATTGATGTTGTTCCTGTTTGTCCACCTGGTGTTTGCATTCCTACAGAAATTTTAGTTGGATATACTTGTACTCTATTTCTTACTAAGAAATCTTGAGATGACTGAATACTTGTTTTTGATTTTATTCCAAAGATTGTATATGGATTATCAATTAAGAAGTGCACCGGCGAATCAATCGTCATAACTCTGTCAAGAGTAACTGTACATAAACCAGGTGAATCTTCTCTCCTTGCTCTGATACCAGCATCACCAACAAATGGTCGTGGTCCAACTCTTTCTACATGAACCACTCTGGCTGTATTTTGAGAATTTCCAAATGTAACAGTTGATCCTACATAAAGGTCTTGTCGTGAATGAGCTCCTCCAATAGTGTGTGCTCTTAACGAAAATGTATTTGACTGGTATGATCCACCGTCACTGGCCAGTGAGATTGGTTGAGAAGTTCCGGCCGAAATATCAACATCGGCCCCTGCAGTTTTGATTCTCTCATCACTTAGTCTAGATGTAGAAACTCGAGAGGGTGCATTTTCAGCATAATTAAACAATCTTACTGTACCTCGGTCACCACCATCAATATAATAAGAAGAACCATACTTGGTAATAAATTCCGAAGCAGATAGCCCTGAAGCATATCCGGTATTTCTTATTGATGCTACACCAGATGAGCTACTACCAGAACCATATTGTTTTGGAACACCGCCACCAAACACTGTGTATGTTAGTGGTAATGTTGCATTACCAAGAGACGCGGTTTTCAATTGGTTAGAGCATCTTAGGTGATGAACTCGAACCCATCTTGCTTCACCAACGCTCGATGGTACATATGCTAAGAAGAGAGCTCCAACAGCACCATACCAAGAGAACTCAATTTTTTTCATTATAACATTTGCAAAATCAATATCCCAAACGGAGTCGCGATTATTAGTAGTTCCAAATTGTTGACCCGGGTATTTAAATATACCTCCATCTTTAACAACATCTGAATAAAAATTGTTTTCAGCGCCATTGCCATTTAAACTTTCAAAAGAAAACCTTGAGCGAGGAACTTTATATTCATAAACACCCCAATACTCTGGGTCTACATTATCATCGACCCAATATCTCCAACCTGAAGCTTTATAACTTCTAGATGTATCAGAAAAACTTTCTGTCGGTCTAAATGTTCTACCTTGTCCCATCATGCCACATGCTAGGCCATTATTAATATCATTAATTTCTGACTTATAAGTCTCGAACTTAATCGCATTAAGAGTGGCTAGCTCTCCACCAGTATCTGAAGCTAAATTTGTATTTAAACATCCAATCTGACCATCACTTCTATGTGTATTTGTTCCTTGAGTAGTTTGTAATTGTGTTTGAGGTTGATTAGCATCTCCACTAAATACTGTAAAGTCTCTTGTATATGGAAACATTAAGTCCGATACATTAGTATTACTTACATCATTATACTCAACCTCAGGAAACATAAATGGTACTGGGGTTTTAATAAAGTGCTTAGTTCTAATTCCTCCAGAGTCATGAGATGTTTCTCCATTACTGGCCTCACTCATTGCATTAGCATTTGTAAATAAATCTACCCCAGCCGCCGGGCCGCTTACTCCGCCATTACTTCGACTTGGTAAATGCTTTAACCGAATACTATTCTTTGCACAATCAATTTTATCAATAATAAAAATGTTTTTATCATCTTGTCCAAGATAGGCAGAACCGGCTGCGTCAGATAGGTTTGTTGCATCAGTCGTATATTCAACTATTTGACCAAAGCTAAATACATTATGAACATATAGTCCTAAAGGTGAATCGTCAAATGCAGTTGCAGTGGTGGATAATCGAGTTCTAGTATCTGCATCGGTAACATCTTCATTCCCTTGAGCAGAAATTGGTAAATTGAAATATATTTCACCAGTAGTTGAAGCCTTTAGAATATTATATTCTGTTCTTTCTTTCATTAAAGATGGGTCATATACTGCTGCCTGTAATAATGGAAGATTATCACGAATTAGAATATTTTCACCAGCAAAAGAAAATTTTAATTTCTTTCTTCGGTGGCCTACTTGAGTTCCGTCAACATCAGTTAACACATCTCCAGTTGAACTGAATGTTCCAAAATCTTGTTCGAGTCTTCCATTTGATGTTTCATTTCCAGAATTGATAGAAGAACTTACATTTGCTGTAAAGCTAGAAACAGAACCACTCACTGGCCTATTATTAATTCCAAGAACAAGATTGTCACCTGTTCTTGTTACTGATGTAATAACAGTACTTTCTCTAAATAATGGAGATGCATCTGTATCAGCTACATAAAATCCATAATCATTTTCGTCATCACCAAACAATTGAGTGTGTGGTGAATTAACAGTAATGTTTCTAATAGTCATACCTACTCTAGGTATAACACTATCTTTAAAAGTTGCGGATACAGAATTATCAACATATGCGTTTTCAATAATAATTTCAGAATTGCCACTTGTATATGCTGTAGCTAGTTTCATTATTGATTCACGAACTTCGGTAATCTCTTTACCTTTTCCTACAATACCATAGTCAACTGTTTGGTTGTTAGGATATTCATCATCTGATGTAAACTCTTCATGCCTATTTCTAAAATCTATAATAGATTGGGTTCTTCTCGAAACAGCAAATTCATCGCCTCTACCAGTTTGTCTAGTTTCCCAATAATAACCATCATACTTATCATAAATTCCATATTTTCGTACAGCAACGTTTCTTGCTTCAGGGTCAGGCAATAAATCTTTCATTGCGGAAGACTTAATACCAAATGTAGCAGAAGATACCCGACCAGGTTGATATCTAAAAAATCGCTTTGAGGTAAGAACAGCAGATTCACCAGGAGGTGCTTCGATCATTGCACCTGCTTCTTCAGGTACGTGAGTAAGTCCCCAGTTATAATTGTTTGTATCGATCTCTGGTTGATTTGTCGTTTTATGATATATGAAAGGTCTGATACTTGAAGCTTCAGATGTTCCAGTAAATTGTCTTTTGTCTAAAGGTTTGATAGACCACTCTGATGGATTAACATCATAAGTATTAACATCAGCAAAAATACCAAGAGCAACTTCAGAGCGAGGAATCCCCAAAAGAGAAAGAGCTACTTCAGAAGCAATCTTGTTCGTTTCTGCTACAGGTATTGCTCCAGCATCACTAGCTAACACCACTGGAAGTGAGTTGTCCGCGGTAGTTTGACCTCTTCCTACCGGAGCTGTTCTTCCTACCGATACGATGTTTGTTGATTTATTTACTGATTTATAAGTTGCCATATCGTTTCTCTGTTGTTATTTATATAACTATTCTACCTCGAGTGATTGAAAAAGTATTTTGTATACCAAGTCTGCATTCATTTTGTTTAGTCGCAGTTAAATCTCGAGTATCAAATGGTTGGTTGCTAATACCATCTCTATCATTTGATGTAAACCCGTCGTCATTACTAATTCCAACAACAATCTCTGCCGAGGATGCATTTTTAACTGTTTTGCCTTTTACTGGTAATGATCGATACAAATCTCTATTATTAGCATCTTTAACTGGAGATATTAATGATGTTGAGAAGTTGTCGGCTCTACCTATTGATGATGATGGTGCACCTGAAGTAAAGATTATTCTATCTCCTATTGCAAATAAGTTAGCAAAATTTGCATCAATGGTAAACTTAATAGTTTGAGCATCTAGAGTATCATTAACTTCGATCTTATTCCATTTAATTATATCACCGTCATTTTCCATGTAGAGATATTCTATTCCATTAACATCATAAACTAAACCAATTAATTGCTCACCGACCGGTCGACTAGGTAATGAACTATACCTTGTACTTAAGACATCAAACCCAGCTGCAGTTTTTAATTCTTGAATTTTTGCTTGCGGAATTTTATATGATAAGTTACCAGCTGCTAAAGTGATAGTTCCATCTTCAACTTCAGTATTAGGCTGAATTATATATCCACTAGCTGAGGTATTTGTTGGGTCACCAAATGAGTAATTAAATCCAACTCCATTGATATCATCAGGTAAGAAATATGTTTGAGTCCCTAACCCGACCATAGTTCTAATAGTAGTTGTTAATCCTACCCCAACCTGATCTATTACATCAGGCTTAGTATTATCATTAGGCCTTAAGTCCATTGGTGAGTTGTCTCTTAAAAATTGTATTGTGTCAGAAATAAAATCTCCAACTCCAGCACCTGATTCTGTAATAAGATTGATGTTAAGTTGATCATACTCAGAGTTTAGTGTATCAACAACTGGTATATATTCATCGGCTGGACCTAATATAAGGTTTCCTTCGTGAATAAAATTAGAAGTAGCATATGCCAATATACCAGAACCGGTGTCTCGCACGATATTGCCAACCAAAGTAGTGTTTTGATTTGAAGTTAAATCATTTGCATTTGAAAAGTTTTCTATTGAGTTTGATGTTAGTCTCATTCTTGAAGACCCAGGCATATATAATCCAGCTGCTTTATTGCTTGTGCTTAATACAATTCCGCCATCTTTAATAATACTACCTTCAATAATACCTTCAGAAATTTCTTCTCCGTAAAAACCTCCAAGAACATTATCCGCAATAGATACATTTTTTATTGAAATGTTTTTACTTAATTGCCCTGACACTGTAAAATTACTTTTTCCAGTTAAGTCCATTTGAACCACACTTTGATTTATAACATTACCATCAAGTCGTATATCAGAAACTTCTACATTATCTTTTCCATCAAACTCTAATACCGCTCGAGCATATGCCTTTTGACCGGCAAATACGTTTTCAAATATTCCAGCAGATGAACTTAGTTTTGTTGTCTGTGAATTGAAATTACCGAATCTCGAAATTCCACTAGATAGGGTTGAAGAAGTGCCAACTTCACCTGTAGTAGTTTCAAGATAAAATTCCAATGCGGCCTTTGCTTGATAGGTTTTTGGTACTCCGGCATGATCATTAATTGAACCAGAGCTGGTTGCAAAATTTCCATATATTTCAGAGACATTACCACCATAAACTGTTTTGGTGTTTGAAGAGTTGTCAAGCCATGGAATTGATTTAATTGTAGTATTTCTATCAGATGCTCCTTGAAATTTAAAATCACTAGGAAGTGTAATTAGTTTTGAATAATAAACACCTCCTGGCAATCTAACACTTCTACTACCTGCCGAAATTTTGTCTTGAATTAACTTTTGTATTCCACCAGTAATTCCTGAGTCAGGGCCATCGACTATTCGACTGTTATCAATGAAAAACTCTATTTCATTCATTTTTCCATACCCAGTTCCATTAGAGCCAGCCAATGGATTGGGATTACCATCATCACCTAATGGACTATTAAATCCTTGAAATTGGTCTTCAAGATCATACCAATTTAATTCAATATTTGGTGAGTCGTGTAGTCTATTTTCAGTTAATGAATAACCATTACTAGGTCCTTTACAAAGGGAGGTTTCAGTAATTCTAAAATAAGCAGGACTTGCGCTTAAATTAAGTTTGGGGTTTATCATTGTTGAAGAAACTCTAGTATCTAAAAACCCTCTAGAATATTTGTTTTGCTCTCCAATATAAGGTATGGTTGTTTTACTTGAACCTACTGTACCACCTGCCGTGTTTCTTTCATCTTCGTTTAGTGGTACATAAACCATTCCAGCATCCGCTGTATAATAATATCCAGAGTTATTTAATTTACTCCATTGAGGTTTATTAAATGCCCCATAGTCATTGTGTGTAAGACTTGAAGTAAGTGTTCCCAAATCTTCATTTCCTAAAACCTCAATCAGGTGATGAGTTGCCTCATCATTTGATTTTCTATAAATTAATACAAGGAAATGAGCAGCTGGTCTTGAAATGTTTGTTAATTGAACGTAATTACTTTTATCAAAATCTAAAAGGTTTGGAGCATTTGAGACGGTTGAAGCAGATGATAATCCAGTTATTTTACCAGTTAATTGATTAAATAATGCCAGCTTATAACTAAAAGTTCTACTTCCTTGCTGATCAAATCTTCCTGTTACTGAAGGAGCTGAAGGCGTACTTGCCTTAAAGATAAGATGATTAGGTGATGAATCACCCGTATAAGTTTTTAATGGATCACCTCTTTGTCCAAGGCCAAAGATGCGCAAATTCTGTCCAACCTTTAAATAATCTTCAGGGTTAAGAACTCTTAAAATTGGTCCTAAGCTAGCTTTACCTGTTAGCGTATCACCGACAATAAATTTATTTGTCGCATTAGTTTCTGACACTTGAACATAATTATATTCTGAATTAACTCTTCGTACTCTTCCTGCTTTACTATTTCCTAATGTAGAAATATTATTACCAGCAGCTATATCAGAAACATTACTAAAGTATAAAATTGTAACTGGCTCAATTCCGCTATACTTAGGATTATAATCGGCAATAAATGAATGTGGGAATCCAATTATACCATATGTTTTAAATAGAGCATCGTCATTAATAGTACCAGAAAGTCTAATGTTATTAACTTCTAAGTCCATACCTCCTAATGTAAGACCAGTATTTGAAGAAAAAGGTTCTGCACCACCAACAGCAATTTGATTTGTCACATCTAAAGATTGAGAACTTAAACTTCCATTTACAATTAAGTTACCATCAACAGGTTGAGAACCATCAGAGGCTAATTTACTATTTTCTAAATGAACAAAGTTACCATCAATATCAGTATTAGAAAGTGGTCTATTTAGTCCAAACATAGAACTAACATGAGCTACTTCAACGACTGTGCCGGCCGACTCAGGAAAAGTTGTATATTGAAATTGAGTTGGTACACTAACTGTTCTATCATTCCATTCAATTTTTGGTGAGTTAGCACTTCCTACAATAGCTGGAGCTTGAGATGGTATATCTCCAATACCCGGCCTATATGATAAGGCAGTTGAAGTAGTAGTTGCAGAATTTAAACTAGGTGAATCAAATCTATAAGAGCTGGAAGATGAAGCTAACTTATCTTCAAAATAAATCTTTCCAGTATTTCTATTCCAAATTGTCCACCTTCCTGTTACATTATTATCAGTAGCACCTATTTTTTGAATTACTATATCACTTGTTTCATTTTGGTATAAGTAAGGAGTTACTTTATCGTATCTTCCAATTACATCAGCGGTTTCTCTTCCAGCCGTAATACCTGTAGAATTAATTGTATAAGAAAGGTCTGTTGATCCAACACCACCAAAATATGGTCCAATATCAAAAATTGGAGAATCAGCATCACCTGAATTTGTAGATGTACCAGATGATGATGCAATAAAAGTTGTTCCAACTGAAGCTAATCTACTATCACGAGAAGCCTCAGCTGAGTTATTATGCAAATTTCCAAAATACTTCCAAGTAGTTTCACCGGGGTCAACAATACGATACTTTCGGTTTCTTTTTATTTTAGAAACACTAATTGCTAAATTATAAGCATCAGGTGAACCATTTCCAGTTTGCCCATTTCCATTTGCACCAGGAAATTTTTCTCTTTGGTCTCCATATAAAACTAGCTTTCTTTCTGCTGTACCAGTAATTTTATTAATGACTCGTAAAGATTCTTCAGGGTGAAGAATATCTAAGCTATTATAACCACTAGTATTTGAAAAAGGATTGCCCTGCCTCATAGGAATAATATGCTGTCCAATAGAAATAGCATCATGTCGGCTATCTGTCGACGGAATATCTAATGTTGTCTCATTTCGAGCTGCATCAAAAGAAACACCTGTTAAAGCTACATCAGTAACTTTATAATCTTTTGTGCCTGTAAGTTGATTTCTAAGTAATATAGTAGACATTTTTAAATCATCCAAGTTTTAGTTTCCAAGATATAGCAACCTTGTCGGTTGTATATTTTATAAATGGTTGTTGAAGTACGGTTCTAGATATAATTATACGAGAGTCAACCACAGATTCTTGTGGTGAATCATAGTCACCATATTTAGCTAAAAGCATAACCTCCTTTATTGCCTCTTCGTTTCCATTAGTAATTAAAGTATCAGCGGCCTGAGAATCGAATGTGCATTGATAAAACCATGAGCCAAGACCGGCTATAGTATTATCCATTTCTAGATTAGTAATTGACTTTTTTAACTTTTTGCCTACACTTTTTAAAGTATCCCATGTTTGGGTTTTTGCTGCAATAGTAATATCTGTTCCAATTGCAATTTCTTGTATATGATAATTTGTTTTATCCGCGGTAGTCGCTAAAGTTGACCAGGTGGGCTGACCTATTTGAGCATAAAGCTTTTCATTTTTACCTAACAACTTAGAAACAAGATATTCCATTCCCTCATTGGTAATCAGGTTTGGTTGGGTGTGTGTTCTTACTTTACCATCTTTGTCGGTAATAGTAAAACTTACTTCCCCTTTAATCTGTATGTTGTCTTGTAATTTCATTTACTAACTTTTCTAATCTTTCCACTTTTTGTGTGAGAGACTTAAACTCTTGTTCCTTTTCCTTGGCCAACTTTCTTCTTTCTTTATATTTTGTAAACTCGTCTTTATTAGTATTTATCACTGCGCCGCTATTAGCATCTCTAATAAAATCATTATGTCCTTTAATTTTTATATCCATATTATGCAGTCGCTATTACTCGTAAATCTTTCACTTTAACTGTTTTAGCGGTATCAGAAGTATTATTAACAAATCCGATTTTTATTGCGTATTCGACAATTTCGTTGATATTATCTAAAGGAATATCCTCTGCATTTAAAATAAACTCTGACTCACTAAAGGTATTGATATTACCATTGATGGCTATTGATGGCGAATATCCACCAACATCAATTTCTGTTTTTCCACTTAAATCTGCAACAGAACATTTTTCCCAAAGTTTATCACTCCAAGGGCAATCATCTCCAACTCCCCTAACTTTTGCATAGACTTCTAAGTTTCCGCTGGAGGCTAATCGATTTGTTTTCATAAAGATTTTTAACTCATCGGCCGGATTTGCTAATTTAACATTTTTTGTAATAAATCCGTATTGACCCTTTCGAGCATCATTAATATGAGAATAGGTTCCATCGTTAACTTTATATTGAGCCGATTTCTCAAGAACATTATCAAATGTAATAAGTGAGTGTCTGTCCAAATCTATCATTGGAGTTACATCTGAAAATCCATCGCCTCTATCTTTACCTCTCATAGTTGCTTTTACTACAATATTATTAACGTTTTCACTATAAGTATCGATAGAAGAAGTTAACTCATATGTCTTCTTAGGAAGAATAGTATCAGGTACTCCATAGGGTGCTTTAACTAAATTGCCGCTTGAGGTAGTAAAGTCGATATCATATGTAAGAGTTGTACCAGGTACTTTTATATTATCTGATGCAATATTAAATGCCGATAGTCTAATATTTCTTTCACCTAGAGCCGCTTTATATTCTCCGATTCCTTGCTGATTGTTACTTGAAGCGCTAGACCCGCGAGTATTAAATTCAAATGTATGGCTTAGTTTGAAAACACCCTTATTCAATCTGAACATCATATCTTTAGTCTGGTCTGCTGTCCAAGTTTTGGTATTTTGTGATTTTAGCAATACTCCAATATCAGAATTAGTAGTGATTGGAATATTAGCATTCATAATATTCGGTCTACCTAATTCAGCTACCCATACTCTATAGTCTGGTGATGGCGAGAATACAATTACCGCATATTCGCAGCCGCTTTTTAAGTGAACTGGATAATCAAATTTGAAATTGGTTGGAAGAATTTTACTTGGGTCTGTTTCATCTCTACCATTTGTTGGAACCCTAACTTGAGAGTTTGGTAATGATATTCTAGTACCAGGTATAACTTTATTAGTTGGTATACCAGATTCCGTAGGAACCAAATAGACTTGAGCATCTATTGGGAAAGCAGGTTTTTCTGCAAAGAATATATCAATATCTGTTACACAAAGCCCATCTCCATATCTTTCAGGTATAGTAAATGTTTGAGCAATGGGGTCTCTTCGCCATAACCATCTTGTTTGTTGAATTGTTCGTGATCTTCTTTCAGATAGTTGCGTTGTTACAATTTCAGGTACTCGAGTTGAAGTAATTGTTTCTTCAACAGTTTGGTTTAATCCAAAAGCAGAATATGTAGTTTCTGCAATAGTGTCTGCATCTTCTTCATTATTAACACTTGAGCTAGTAACTTTAAATTGTTTTAACCCAGTCCTAAATCTCAGGTTTTCATTATTAGGTATTCTAAGTGTACCGAAAAACTCTCCGGTTTCTGCTAAAGAGAACAATGGCAAATCATAATGATTGACATCAGTAGTTTGGAAGGGTCCACCAGCTTCTGTAGAGTTTGGCTCATAATCAGAATTATAATTTTTGACCTGCTCATGAACTGAATATTCGTGGAAGTTTTCTGTTGCAGCTACGTACCTAGTAACGTCTTTTCCATCAAAGAAGAAATATAGTCTTGTGTTAGGTTTAAGACCACTACAATAAATTGAAACATCGCGAGAACGAACAAATGGTACAATATTAATATTTACAACCTTATCTCCTTGAGATTCTTCAATTGTAGTATTTGACTCTAAAGTAGTTGAAACCCCAGTTGCGAGTTCCTCTATTGCAATAGTATCCGTCACGAATGCGCCGGTTTGCACAATACTCTGATCTGAAGTTGCAACTACTCCCTGTGAAAGTATTTCCACATTATTCCATTGAGTTCCTAATACGCCTTCAAATATGTCTGTTGTTTGATTTAAGAATGTTAATACTTCCATTGCAGTATTATCTTGGATTATTTGAGCTGGACGTCTTTCAGTATCAACCCACTCATCACCTGATGGTGAGAGTTTTACAATACCTTCGTATTGAGTTACCTCATAAGGTTGCACAGATACAGTTCTTGATGCATTAGGTTGATCGAATAACGTTTCTGTTGTTCCATTCCAAAGACTTAATACCTCTCTGTTATTCTGACCGGTTCGAATAATTCTATCGACTTCTTTCGCTGTGTCAGATTCTGGCAATGTTTCTTCTTCAATTCGATCTTCTAGAACCAAAGTAATTTTTACTAGTGGCATAGATTCTATATTAACATTTACCCATCCGCCTGCAACTAAATTTGGCAGAGGAGCTCCAACACCTGCAAATCCTGGCAATTCAGAATAATATAAAGTTTCATAGCCAGTTTTATCTGACTTTATTGATTGAATTTCCCACCTAGTTACACCAGCAATACTTGTTACTTTTACAATTCGACGAGGAGCTTCTGATAAAGCAACACTACCCGAAACATAACGATACTCTGGGAACCCATTTGTGTTTGGATTATATAAGGTATAGACACCATTTGTCGAAGTGTCATTTACTGTATTAATAGTAAAACCTTGAACATTCAATTGTTGCGGTCGACCAGTCTTAGGGTCTACCTTCTGAGTTAACACATTAAACTTAAATTTATTTGCGTCATTATTAACATAAAAATCTTCAACCTCAGATGATTTTTTCTCATCATAATTCGCTGCGCTTGATCGATTTGTTGCTATCCCAGCTGGAAACTTATAGAATATTCTAAATTGATTAGAATGAAAATATGGTCTTAGTATACCATTAGTAGTATCCGTGGCTGCCAGGTAGAATGGGTCTTTAGCATTTGCGGTTTTATCTCGTGTAAAGTTGTCAACTACAATTCCATTTTTAAATCTGCTTGACCCGTCAGAATTAATTAAATTCTTTTGTAATGCACTATTTTCTAAAACCGAAAGAGCTGAGTAGTACTCAATGGAAGATACACGGTTTTTAATTCGAGTAATATCTTTCATCGTTGAACGCTGATTGTCTGTATATTGAGTATTAATTGTTTTAGCCGACCTAGTATATGGAGGCATAAAGATCGTATACAGGGTCATTGAATTTTCTGGCTCAGAAGGTATAATTGGATTTTCTGAAGGTATTCCTTTTACAATTTGCAATATACCATTATCACCGATAATCAATCTATCATATCGTCCAACCCAGTAATCCATATCAACTTGGCATGTTCTATTTGGAACTAAAGCCACAGGCCCTTGTAGAGAATCTGAAGCCTCTCTTGCGTCTTCTGCTAAGAAAGTATCTTTTACTCTAAAATCAAGAAACTCTGATAAAGGTTGGCCATTAAACTGAGGTATATCGTTATACCTTACTGATTGCGTACCAGTAGATGCATAGTTTCCATAAGAATTAACACAGAAGAAATCCCCTTCACCATGTTTATAATAATCAAAAGTAAGATCATCATTAGTGCCCGAACTGGTTGTATCAAAATTAACACTTTGAGTTAGTTTAATTTTTGGTTTTCTATAAAACTCAGGGTCCTGCAACCCGTCATCGATTACTTCAAAGTTCTGGCCCGGTGTCAGTAAAGTACCACCAATAGAAGAAATTATAACGTCAGCTCTTTCCAATTCAATAATAGTTCCAGCTGCATATGTAACACTTCCTAAATTCTGAGTATAGCTAGTCTTTATTTTTTGTCTACCAACTGCTCCTCCGCTATCGCCTCCAACCTCAACCTCAACTGGAGCCCATACTGTAACCTCATCGGTTTCTTTAAATGCAAAGTGGTGATCATCACCATCTAGACCTTTTAATGTAACCTGGGAAGATGTAGCGCCATCTTTAATTTCAAAATGTCTTGGATTCACCAATCTTTCAAATGTACCATCAATACCAGGTTGAGCACCTCCATGTAGATCAACCTCACTTGTTCGTGTTGTCTTAAGTGTAACCAAATAATCAAACTTATCGGTTTTTGCTGTACCTACAAGAGATTCTCCATTTAACAATCCACCGACTGCAGAAATAGAATTTAATGTTACTTGAACAGTTGTACCTTGACCTACATCTGTTGCTCCAACCACTGAAGGGGTGGTAACCACGAATTTTTTATACTTAGTGTATTTAACTCTTTTAACTCTTTGTACTGCTTCTGCAGGTAATTTAAATACTGAAGTATTCTTCGATGTATTATTAACCGTAATTGCATTTGACGCAGATTGTGTTCCAAGAACATTCAGCTCACTCGGTGAATGGTTACCAAGTTGATAGGGGGCAGTTCCGTCTGTTAATCCTTTTCTATTTACAAAATGCGGAAAAGTATCCAATACATCTTGAAAGGTTGTTTTATTATGAAGATAAATCCTATAAGTTGCTGTAGGTGAAGAATTATGAGCTGCTCCCAAAGTAACACCGGATGAAGTGGGATTGCTTGATATATTATAACCTGCATCATTTGCATCTTCAAAGGCTGATTTATAATTAGTTCCGTCACTCTTTCTTACATCTCTTAACTGAGATGAAACAAATTGAATTGACTTTATCTTTGAATTAGCATAACCAGTTTGAACATTAATATTTGCAGCTCTTACATTATCAACTGTCCATGGTTTAGTTGGTGACGCGGAGTTATCATCTGCACCTGCAAAATAGGAACTACTGTCGTTTCTTGGATTATTACCACTTAGCTGATAAAAAGGATTATCATGCATATCCAATTCTATATAGTTACCTTGTTGTAAAGATATATTGATACCGGTTTTTGATTTTATATGAGACTCGTCTCTTGCCTTGTCTGATAATATATTTACTTTATCTTGAAAGTCATACCTAAAACCATTTATGTAAGCAGTAGACGGGTCTAATTGAAATATAACTTTTTTCTCAGCTTCTTCGATAGTATTAATTCCAAATGGTTGTTGAGCTACAAGTTCAGCTGAAGTATAAAGAGGATCATTTGTGCTATCATAATTATATGTTGTTATTCCATTCACAGTTTCTGATGATAGAACAACTCTTCCCATTTCACGTACGGCAACCTTAAAAGGTTTTATTGTATAATTACCAGATTCTTCAAAGGTTCTTTTTGCTAGTTTCTTTTCTAAATTATTTGACTCAATACCTTCAACACTTTCAATAGTTCTTTCATTGGCAGTAAACAATCTAGCAATATCAAATGTCTGTTGGCTGTTCTTTATATAAAAGTTTGCACCTTGGTTTGTGATATTCCTAAGTACTCCTTCAGGGTTTTCAAAGAAAGCAAGGTCTAAGCTAATTGAATATCTATCTGCACCAGGACCAGAAAAGTTATATGAACCGGTTGAATTGTCTAAAAGTGTTTCGTCTTGTGCGGATGTTACAATCTTTTCTGTTATTGCTAATACAACATCTCCTCTTATAATTTCAGAATATGAATTTTTAATCCAAAACCGTTTTATTGCGGGTGTATGGACAAAAGACCCTTTTACATAAAAGATACCTTCTTGAATAGAAGAACTAAACCCGTATCCGTTAGCAGAAATTGTTGCAATAGATGAAGTATTTGTAACAGTAAGAGTTTTACTTGTATATTGTATATCTTCTTTATAATGTAAAGTTGCTCCTGTTGGTACCAAAGTATTTAAAGATGCTGCTGGACTATCAGAGATATCAGAAATAGATTGTAAATAAACTCTAGCAACTTCAGATGTAATACCTTCAACTCCAAGAACCTTAGCATATTGCCCTCCAGTAATTCCTTCAGTTCTAATTTCAATAGTAGGTTGTAGTAAAATATCTGAAGTTAAATCTGCCAATGTTGTTCCAGTAGGGGTAGTAACTTCCACATAAACAATGTTATCTCTAAAAGTAGCTTCACCATCTAACACTGCCTGTCCGTCACGATAAAAAGAAGACCCAAGTCTATCTATCTGTGCTTGAAGTACAGATTGCATTTGATTCATTTCACGCGTTTGAATCGCAAAACCTGGTTGGAATAAAATTCTTAAATAGTTTTTATCCAGCGCTGAATTTCCTCTCGCATCCTTAATATTAAGGTCATCGTGATAAGGTGCGACATTGTATGATGTAATAGCCATAATCCTAGAATGTAATTAAAAAGTTAATTGTCTCAGTTTGATTTTCGTTTCGTTGTATCTTACTATTGTTATTTATATACAAAATATTGCCAGTATACACGTCAATCTCTGGTTCTCTAATGTCTTTTATCCGAAGAGCATTAGAGATTCCTTCGTAAATAATATATTCGTTTTTCAGAAATTTTCTTGTTCCAATTTGAACGTATCTTATTTCCTTTTCTACTCCTTCGCCGGCAAAGATATCAACAATACGACCTTTAGCCCGACTGGTTACGCCTTGAATCAATAAGTCTTTAGAGACTGCGTCTCCACTTGTTCTTAAAGTTTCAATCGCGTTTTCGACATCATCAAGTTTCATTATGTACTTTGCAGAAACCGATAAGGTGTCAAGGTTTGACCCTTGTAAATTTTTTGCGTATTGAATCAGTCCTACTTGTCTGAAATCATTTACTGCAGGAAAGTCATCGGCGCTCGAGATTCTATTTCCTTCTCGTCCTAAAATCCTAGCATTAATGAAAATAGCATTAGCAGCCAACTCTAATTTTGGATCACCGCCATGACCTTTTAATGGAGCAATTTGCGCTACTGATTTAAATAATCTAGGACCTTCACTATCAGATGATCCATGTATTGGTACAAGAGATGCATTAGCATAATTTTGTCCAACAGATTCAATTACAACTTTTTGTATACCATTACTTATTTTAGAAGTAGAAGCTGCACCAGACAGTGCTTCAGGTGAATCGTGATATCCAACCCCAAATGCAATACATGATGGTTGAATAACTCTAACCTTTGAGCCTTTAGCATAATTACTTCCGCCACTTATAATTTTAACATCATCGGGCGTAGCTATTTTTCCGTCGGGGCCAATCTTAGCTAACCCATACGCGAACGATCGATTAGTGGTAGTTGTCAATTCACTTTCAAATGTGATTGATTCCAAATCTTCAACAAACTTAACAGGTACCCAATTGTTGTACTTTGGATTTCCTAAAATAGTATATTTATCCTGTCTGTCACCATACTTAATATCTGATGGCTCTTCATTCTTAAATGCAGTAATACTTCCTCCATTAACCGAGAAAATTTCTAACTGAGCCGAATCAATTTCTATGCCATCTCCTTCAATGAACATTGGAACGACTGGACTATCATAAACCCCATAGTATTTTGAATTTTCTAATGTTGGCTTATAACCAAATCCAGGTGAGTCGATATCAATTCTATCAATAGTGCCGGATGGTGTCTTATATGAAGTATCGATTTTAATAGGTACAAAGTTATCTTCCGGTGACTGATTAGTATTAAACTTACTTAAATCGGAACCTGAAATTGTAAACAGGTATTTCCATTTATAATTATCAGGTAAAATTTGAGGTGTTACCGCAGGGTTAATATATTGAAATGGTTTATATTTAGAAATTGAACCGCCATTATTGTCTAAACATTTATATACTGCACCGTAATTAATTATGGTAGGATTGTCTTGTACAACATAATAGTTATTATTCCCATCTACAGTCTGATCAATTCTTGTATCATATTGGTCAAACACAGTATTACTTTTCCAAGTAACTTTTCGAAACGCAACTTTAGTATCTGAAGGCTGTACTCTTTTAGCAGCTAACATATCTCTTCTAGCATCTATGTCTGTCTGAATAGCATTCGATGGTTGCGGAGGAGAATCTGCTTCATAGGTATCAGCAGGTGAATCCCATGTATTAGCCCTTCCATAAAATAAGTATAAAGGATTATTGTCTAAATCAGATTCAAATGAATCAATAAACTTAGTTTTCAATGATTGAGTAATAAAGTTAAAGCTTTTTCCAATCGTAAGTAAACTCTTACCTGGGGTCTTTGAACTTTTTGCATTTTTTAATACTAACTGACTCATAATTCTATTTATCTAAATTCTGCAACATAGCTGTCGTCTTTAATTATTTCTTCGTGAGCTAATAGAGATGAACCTATACTATTAGGTGGCCTATTCAATGGTTGATTAAAATTTGTAGTAGAGTTGGAAATTGATAATCCAACCTGAACACGGTCTGCATTGGCCGAGCCACCACTTGGTGAATAGTATGAAAGTCTCCACCTGCCATGTTTGGTTGAACTCCATGTATCTTCAGACTGTGGATTGTATATGATTCCAAATGCAGGGCGAGTATCTTGTACATAATATGGCAATTCGTTTATCTTACCAAATCTAGGATAAGCTCCTTTTCCAGAGGCTGCTGGAGTTCGACTTGCGCTAAAATAACTTGCACCACTGGTTTCTACATCGATATCTGCCATTGAAATATCTTCAGGGTCTTCGATTGTAGTACTGGAAGTCATTGTATAGTTAGTGCCACTACCTGAAGAACTAACCGAAACCCACTTTCCAGTTGTTGCGCTTCGTACAAATGCATGACTATAGTTTACACCATTCTCAAATGTTGATGGGTCAGCAAGTGCTGTCCAATATTGATATGTGTATGCTCCACTTATTGAATCAAACGCACTTGGGTAATTGGAATTAGTAGGTGCTATTCGATAATATCTTTTAGGACCATGACCTCCGTTTGTTCGAACATCTATTGCATCGTATACTTCTCCGCCAAAAGTTGTTGAAAATTGATTTTCATTTAATGCTCCAATGACTCGTGGACTTAAGTAATCACCAGGAATATATCGACCATCATGCAAAGGACAATCAGAATTTGTAACATATATATTTCTGAATGTTGGAGATTGGTCAACAAAGTCTTCCATAAAATGACCAGCAGTTTCTCTACCAGCATTACTAGTTCCAGTGACAGCATTTAAATATTGGTGAGGTCCATAATTTAGAGGTCCATCTGCGGTTTGAGAAACAGATTGATATGGTGATTGATATCCACTATAGTTATCTCTACTTAACCCCATGTGACGAGAAAGACTAATATTTTCATCAGGTGTAGCATCTGACATCTTAGCGCCTAATAAAGAATAGGGTCTATTGGTTCCGCCCGGTAAAAAGTTAGCTGAACCAACCGTACTTAGTTCTGTAATACTTCTTCTCTCTTTAAATTCTAATGGAGGTAAATTTTCTAGTTGTAAATTATTAAAAAGATTATAACCTACCGGGTGAATTAAATTTTCAAATGAATTTTTATATTCACTAAATGGAATTTGAACACTAACTTCATAAGTATACTTACTATAATAGTTTCCATCCTGTAAAACAATATTGTCAGAAAGTAATCCTTTGTTATCTGTAGTTTGTGATGGATCATCAATAAGAGTAGAAAAATTCAAACTCAAATCCATAGCAACCCCAGCGCCTGTTGTAGTTGGATTTGAAATGCGTCCATCCTTTTTTCTTAATTGGTAAACTATAGGCTCATTGTTTCGTGAAAAGCGAGTCTGATTAGGACCTGACCCATTCCCTCTTTGAATAATATCAAACTTTAAAGCTCTTCCGTCTATATCAGTTGATATTATTTTGGCTTGAAACGAGGTAAGTGCTGCATCTTTTAAATATAATATGTCTCCTCTTTCATATCCACTACCACCATCAAGTATATTAATAGATTGTAAACTTTCAACTGAGGTACCATATATCTCATTGTTGTTGATAATATTATAGCCAGGCGTGAATAGTCCTGTAGTAGAACCCGAATCAAAATGAATAACATATAACAATTCGTCATATTGCTCAATAGAAATTCTTTGAACATAGCCTGAAGCTAAGACGATCCCAAATTCATTTTGAAGTGTTATATCTTTACCTTCTAGTTCAAAAATATTTTTACCTTCTATTGGCCTCACTCTTACTAACTTATTAGCTCCAATATTATTTGAAGACGTTTCTAAAACTTTAGACCATGGCTCAAACACTATAGCCATTTTGTCATAAAACAATTGAAAGAAAATTACAACTGATTGGTTTGTTCCTTTTAAATTATAATAGTCGACCAACCTTTTTAATAAAAAAGTTTTCTGTACAACCGATGAGTCGGGTATATCTTTAGCAATAGTTTCTGCAAGTTTTTCAAGAAAGGCATCATTTGCAACCTGGTCAATATCTCTACTTTGTGTTATCTCCTCAATAAAGGTTGTGGGATTAACATCTTGAGAATAATATACTTTAAGAAAGTCAATAAGATTCTGAGCCACATCGCGCAATTGCTCAGGCACCAATTCATCAACTCTTATTTTTTCAAGGCCTTTCATAATTTATTTCCTAATATGATGGTGG